GAAGAAGCTGGCTACGATAAAGGAACTCCTGATTACAGAGAGTTTGTTAAAGCTGTAGTTGATCGAGAGGATAGAATTAAAACCTTGAACATTGAAGCGTTAGAAAGAAAAGCTAATAGCCTTACTAAGCCTGAAATTGATGCAAGAAAAGAAGCTGATAAAGACATAAAGTCAACTGAAGGCGCAATTAAGTTGCTAAAAGAAGCCTTGGAATTAAGTCCAAAGTCTTACCCAGGGGATTGGTACAGTGTTACCAAGAAAGCTTTGCAAGGAGCTATTAATTCAGACGATCAAAAGTACAAAGATTCAGAGCGGTTAGAAAACTTATTAAGTCAAGGCGCACTAGCAACTCTGAAGGCAACTTTCGGAGGCAATATATCTGACGGAGAACGTGCGGCTAACTTAGAGATCACTGGCGCTAAAATGAAGTCAGAAAAATCACGTACTGAAACAATTAAACTTGCTTTAGAGACAATGCGAGAGTACGAAAAAGAAGCAAATGATAGATTAAAAGACATTCTGTCAGGCGATTACGTTAAAAGAACTAAGTCTACTATATAAGAGGGCAGGAACATGGCTGATAATTATTGGGGAAATATGTCTCGCGCTGTTCTTGGTCAAGGCTTGGCTATGGGCTGGGGCGATGAGCTTGAAGCTAAAATCAGAACTTTATCTGGGGATGAAACCTACGAAGAAGAACTGAACATGATCAATGATAGCTACAATAAATTTTCAGAAGAAAACACAGGCGCTGCGTTAGCCGGAGAAGTGGCTGGCGGTTTTGTTCCTTTGATTGGATCTTATTTAGCCACAGGATTATCAGGCGGTGCAGCAGCCCCAGCTGCTATTGCTAACTCAGCGCGTATGCTTAGTGTCCTAAATAAAATTAGGCAAGGAACCCAAACAGCAACTCAAGCAGCCAAGTCTTCAAAGATTTTAAACAATCCTTTGACGAATAATCCTTTAACTAGATTCGGCACTAATGCTGCTACAGAAACAGGAAAAGCACTTGTCAATAACCCTCTTGGCAGAGGATTTACAGCTGGAACAACCACAGGCTTTGTAGACGGCGCTGGATCTGCTGATCAAGGAGAAAGGCTACAAGGTGGAACTATGGGATCAGCATTTGGAGGAACTCTAGGATTGCTTCTTCCGATTACAGCAAGAACTGGTAAATCTGCGCTAAATTGGGTTTTAGAACGTAATCTCGCCAGTCCAGAAAGAATTGAAGAAGGTGCTATAAGAAGAATATTTAATGCTGTGTCATCTAGAGGTGGAAGCATTCAAGACGTTATTGATCAGATAGATAGTGATCGAGCTATGGGAATTGATCAGAGCACCATCGCTAACGCATCGCCATCTTTAGCCACTCAAGCAGAAATGGTTGTGGCTGCAGGACGCTCAGACGCTCCTGCAATTATTGAGGATACAGTTTCAGGAATTCAAGCTGGAGCAAGAATGAAAGCGGCCCAGCAAGTGAAGTCAAAGTTAAAAAATGTTAACTATTACGATCAGCAAGATTTGTTACTTGAAGAGCTTAGACGAAACGCAGGCCCAGCTTACAAAAAAGCTTACGCATTTGGATTAGTAGACGATCCTAGAATAATGAATCTTCTTGCAAAAGATGACAACTTTAAAGCCGCTTACAAGAGAGCACAGAGTATCGCTAAAACAGAACAAAGTATAGCTGAACTAAGGGGTGAGTTGCCTAGTGATTTTGCAATGATTGATCTTGATGTAGAAGGCGCTATTCCAGATGTTAGAACGCTTGATTACATTAAGCGCGGCATGGATGACTTGCTAAGAAAAGGTAAAACAAACTCAGACGGCGGTCTTGGTCCAACAGAAAAATCTGTAATAAGAAACTTAAAAAATGAATTTCTTAATGTGCTTGATGAAGCAACCACAGTTGATGGTGTTTCAGCGTACAAAGAGGCTCGTAAACTTTATAAAGGCGACATTGAGGTTCTTGAGTCTCTAGAGATGGGTCTTAAAGAATTCCCAAGCATGGCTCCAGAGCAAGTTAAGAGAATGCTTAACGAATTGAGTGCAGCTGAATCTGAGACCTTTGTGATTGGCGCAACAAGAAGTATATTGGATAGAATCACCAAGCCTAGAGGAAACTCTAACTATGCACTTAATGTAATTAATGCACCAGATGATGCAGCAAAGCTTAAAATGCTGTTTCCAGATGCCGGGCAAGAAGGATTTGATTTGCTAGAATCTGCCCTTCGCAGAGAAAGTCAGCTATACAAGCAATCAAATAAAATCCTTGGTGGATCTCCAACGAAAAGCAGGCAGGCTGGCGTTGCTCAAATGGAATCTGGCGAAGGTATTGGAGATGCTCTGGCTGCAGGTCTAGAGACAACAGTCAGCCCAACTTCAATGCTTCTTAGGCTTGTAACCAACGCACTAAGATCTGCAAAACTACCTGAAGCGATTCAAGAAAATATGGCAAAGAAGCTTATGTCTTCTAACCCAGAAGATGTTTCATCTGTAGTTAAGGCTTTGCAGGAATTTCAAGAAAAGAACACTCCTAAAGTTATTAACCTTAATACAAATGAAGTTCTTGCAGTTTCAGGAGCGGCAAACTTATTGGCTGAAGATCCTAAAGAAACTCCGTCAACATCAAGAGCAGCAGACGAATTACTGGTGGAATAGAACCAGGAGAACTCTACCCAATTCACGTATCCCCTGCTCAAGCTCCGGCTAGTGGGGTATACACTATAGAGGCACTGGGAGTTGAGTATAAGCTGCAGGATTATTTAATAGTGCAGCCAGCAAAAGCGCCTTATGAATTAACACAAGAGATATATTCACGGAGGTTATGGATATGTTAGCAGAAATTGCCATAGCCAATGCTATCTGGAAGACGCTCTCCACCGCCTTGAAGAATGGCAAGCAACTCTACGAGGTAGGTAGTCAAGTTAATGATTATTTAAGTGCTACTCAGAAAGTAAAAGAAAAAGCTGGAGATGCAAACAGTCGTGGCACAGCTTTAGAAGCCTATCAATTTGCCGAGCAGCAACGCATTCAGCGTTCTCAGCTTGAGTTCCACCTAAAAAAGAGCCGACTTGGTGGATGGAGCGACTTTGTAAAATTTGAGGCCGAATGGCACAGGAAGCGAAAAGAAGAAGAGAAAGAAAAAATAAACGCTCGGATAAGAAGGAACAACAAACTACAAAACGATATTGCGTTGGCAATTAATGTAGGCATCTGCATGATTCTAGCATTAGGACTATTATTTGGAATAGCAATTTATTTGAAAGGATATTAAATATGAGTATGATAATTGAAATGCTAAGAGTGCATGAAGGTGTAGAGACACACGCTTATAAGTGTACAGCGGATAAAACTACCATTGGCGTGGGTCGTAATATTGATCCTTCCGGGGGCTTAGGCTTGTCTAGCGATGAGATAGACTACCTTTTGTCAAACGATGTAAAAAGAGTCAGTGCAGAATTAATCCGAGCGTTCTCCTGGTTCTCTGAATTGGATGAAGTTCGCAAAGATGCAATGATTGATATGTGTTTCAACATGGGCCTCCCTCGCCTAAAGCTATTTAAGAAAAGTTTAGAGGCAATGGCGAATGAAGACTACGACATTGCCGCAATAGAATTTCTGGACAGCAACTGGGCAAAGCAAGTTGGAGGCCGATCTATCATCGTCACAGACATGATTAGATCTGGAGACTACCGATAGAATATGTGCCGACCAACTTGGGCCACTTTAGTTAAGGTATTTGCCCAGTATGGCGACACATAGTCAGCGTGGTAGTGTGTTGCCTTTTCGACTAGATCAGGAAGCACAGGGCTTAACACTAAGCTTGCGATCTGATTAGATTGAATCCAAGCGTCAGTGTCTGGGTAGGTCTCTAGAAGACCATCGCACATAAAGCTAAATTGACATTTATGAAGCTGATTAGGAAATCTATTTTCTTTCACCACGGCACACACTGTATTAGGAAAGTGAGGCGAATTTACTCGATTTAACACTACCTGTGCCACTGCAACTTGCTCAATCAATGGCTGTGATCTGGCCTCATGGTAAACCGTGAGAGCCATGCAAAATAAAGCCTCAGTAATCATTTTAAGTCCTCTGAGTTAATGTCTTGAACCACAGTGCTTGGAGACAATCCAAGATCAACCCTGTCTTTTGGTTTTTTAGATTCACCAATGGGCACCTTGCCAAACATTTTTTCATAATTTTCTTCAAACTGCTGCGTCATGGTTTTAGAAAATGGCTTATCCTTTTCACTCATTACTTTAACTCCTCTATGTTTACGCCCAACTCTTTTGCGAGGGCCGCATCTTCTGCGTAACGTCTTCTTTTAACATTATTAGCATTGATAGCTTGAGCCTCTGTTTGCTTCTTAGACACTTGTCGTGACTCTTTGCGTAGCTTATTTGCCAGTGCCTTGTTAAAACTGGCTGTAATTCTTTCTTTGTAAGTCATTCTTATATCCTACACTCGTGAAGAGGCTCTTGAAACGCTTTATTGCTTCTGCTATGAATTGACAATAAGTGAGCATTTAAGCCATTGTTGGCGTACATCTCAACAGTATCAGGGTCTGAATCGTAGGCACCAATAACATCGTTTGCCGTTGCTTTCATCACATTATAAAATGATTGCAGTTGCTTTTTCTTTAAATCAGATTGCGTAGAGTTGTCACCATTTTCACGCATGATTAAAAAGATCGGATCAATGTCGATACTTTTAAGCCACTGAACAGTAATCGGAGCGTAGAATTCAGGACGAGAACTAAGCACAACAACCTCGTAGTCATTGCTTTGAAATAGCCATTCGTTGCCAGCTATGTCAAATCCAGACAGTAAGTTATAGTCGTTGTAACGAGCCAACTCGTCAGTTTTAGTCCAATCAATCATATCAATACGCCAGCTGTCGTCAGATATGGTGTTGTCCAAATCAATAATGATGTACATAAATATTACCCCAAAAGTTTTATTGTAAAAAAAATGACGCAAAAAGCGCCAATAAACGATCCAATAATTGAAAATGACAATGTCATTATTTTATCAAATTTGATTTGATCATCAACTACCTTCATGTTCTTTAAGTCGTGCATGTGATGCTCCAAAGGGACTTTCGTCCCTATAATTATTTGTTATTGACAATTAATATCCATTCTTCGGCTGCTTCTTTTGATCTAAAGATTAGCTCTTGAAATCCTGTAGGCCAGTTATGTATATAAAGAAATCCATTGGCACTGTCTTTTGCTTCTCTTGCGACTCTTACAAAGTTTAATGTGTGCATGTTATGCTCCTTATTTTAATAAGATGTTTTATCATCTATATAATGATCTTCAATTGCCTCATCATCAAAGAGAGATGAAAATGCTTCTGAAAGTTTAATTACTGCTTGCTCCTTAGCCTCTCCACCTCTAAGAAGACATACGATAATGTAGTCTTTATCTTCATCACTTACGTCCTCTAAAAGATCATATATGGTGACCTCGTTGTTAAGAACAAATACGCTGCCAGTTGTCTGAAGTTCCCAAAGCATATCACCTCGTATCTCAAGTAATTCTGAGTCAGTCAGAACGTATGAGTAATTAGAACTTGGTGCATTGTTTCTTTTAATCATCATAACCAACCTTCGTATTTAAGGGCTTCATCTTCGTAGAAAAAACCTTGTTCTGAGCAATTCTTAGACTCATTAAGCTCATCGTAATTCTTGCCACAACATCTAGTGTGAACGACCTTGATCGTGAATGGTAGAGAGTCTCTGTCTCCGCTATGGTAATGGTCTATACCTTTGATTCTATCACCATCACCCAAAAGCTCATAGACATCAACCTCGCCAAACACTCCATAGCCATCGTACTCTGGATCGTGATATGTCTCGTTAGGTGTGACCAACATACAGTCACTGTCATCAATACGGCTGCTATGCTTGTTGCTGACTGACTCATTGCACTCAGCGCACTTCCAACTGAAGAATCCCATATTAATTACCTCTCCAAATTGCTAAAGCTTCGTTCAATGGAAGATGATTCATAACAATAGGATTCTCAAATTTCTGAGAAGAAAGAATCTCTTTGATTAGATCATCTTTTGTAAATTGCTTGTACTTCTTAATGCTCCAAGCATAAAAGTCACCTTTTTCGCACGTATCATCTTTAATAAGAATCTTTGCCCTAAGCTTTGACTTCATGTCTTTTTCAAAAAGGTAAGTTTCAAGAAGCTGATCAACAGCACCTTCTATTTCAAACTCATAAG